CGTGATTTCCCCGGCCATCTGGAAGCCTCAGAGCGCGTCAAGAAGATGTTGCCTCCGCAATTGCAGGATGAGGCAGACGGGCCAGATCCACAGATGCTCCAGCAGCAAGTCCAAGAATCTGGACAAATGGTCGAGCAACTCACGAAGGCGCTGGACGAGAAGACCCAATTGATCGAGCAGGAGGGTCAGAAACTCCAGGCCCAGGCCCAACGGTCGCAGATGGACAATCAGGCGAAGATCGAGATCGAGCAGATGCGTATCGAGATCGAGCGGATGCGGAACGAGACCGAATTGACCATCACGGCCATGAAAATCAAGGCTGATGAGGCCGAGGCTAAACTCAAGTCCGACACGCGGCTTGCAGAATCCGAACTGTCGAGCAATACCAAGATGCTGCACGATGTCACCGAACACGAGCACATCGAGGAAATGGCCGCGAGAGACACGATGAAAGAGGTCGCCAAAGAGGTCCGAGAGACCGAGGCGAACCAGCCGGCGACTGTGCTGTCGATTGACATGACGCCGATTGACGAGGGTCAGTAATGCCAAGGCAAATGACAGGCCGGATGTCAGATATTGTCGGAAGGGTGCTCGGCGTGAGTCCAGAGCAGGGCGCTTCAGGTCAAGAAGGTCAAGAGACAGATCCACAGAAATCGGAATTAGCTGAATCCCTGAGAGAATATACCGGCAGTAAATGGGGCAAACGACACCTGAGGCCAGTGGACGGATGGCCTGAAGTACGAGAAGCGCCTTCGCTTGCTCCAACTCCATTTATATTAGGTGCTGACACGGCTCGTTACGTGGAACAGTTACGAGCATTAGATCCAAGGATTCTTGAGCGAATCGGAAAAATAACGACCGGTCCAAACTTGTCTTTCATTGAGACATTAATTAATCAGGATAGATCTGATTTATTAGGAGGCGGAAATTCGCCATTGCCCAAAGCAAGCCTGATCGGGCAATTCCACAGGAAACGTCGATCAATTCATTTGTCGCCCCATCTTAGAAAAAAAGAACTTTTCAATACACTCGCTCACGAGTTGTCTCATGGATATGGCGCAAATGAAGAGAACGCAGACAGAATAGGCGAAGAAGCCGCAAGATTCTTCTTGGGGGATTATGACTCTCCGCCAGCTATGGGTGACATTGTCAACTCTGGAGAGTAAAAACAGACAATGGATTGACTTGTCCCATGGAATATGTGATATTTTTATTTAATTATGGATACTGAGGCAGGGCAGGTCACGGACGGCGATATCACCATCGATTCCAACCACGAGACCGTGGAGCAGATCGAAACCGCCTTTCAGGACGATCCCCCGGTTGCCGACGCGCCCGACGCTGTTGAGGCGGTTGCCCCCGTTGAGGGCGATGTCCCCGAGACGCCCAAAAAGCGCAAACGACGCAGTGATCCGACTGAGGCCGTCAAGTCAGCCGTCGCCAAACAGCGAGAAGCCGAACGACGGGCGGTCGCTGCGGAATCGAGAGTGCAGGAACTCTCATCTGCACCCCCCGTGGCGCAGCCAGCGGCACAGCCGGAAGCGCAGCCAGAGCCACAGCCAGCGAGCTGGTCTCGGTTCAAAGAGATGCCTGGGGTGCCACGACCGGACCAGTTTACGGCCTACGAAGACTACAGTATGGCCCTGGCCGAGTTTGTGTCGGATGCCAAGCAAGGTGAGCAGCGTGCGGCTCACGAGCAACGGCAGGTCGCACAGCAGCAGCAGGTCCAACTTGACCGCTGGTCACAGACACTGAACGATGCGAGAGAAGCGAATCCCGCATTTGATGAGACCTTGAATCTTGATACGCCGATGTCGCTGCCGATGCAGCACTTGGCGATGGAGAGCGAGCAGGGCGTGAAAATCCTGCAATGGCTCTCCGCGAATCCGAATGACGCTCAGCGCATCTCCACGCTGCACCCGGCTGAAACCTACCGGGAAATGGGGAAATTGGAAGCCCGACTCGAAGCTGCCTCGTCCACTGAAAAAAGCGGCCCAGCCCGAGTCGTCAGTTCTGCGAAAGCCCCCATCAAGCCGCTGGGGACTTCGCCTCCCGTGGAAGACCCGTTTGAGATCACCGACGATTTGTCGATGGATGAGCATTTCCGTCGTATGAACGCGGCAGATCGGCAAGCGGGTCGTCTGTAACCGGACAAGGATGATCAATGGCTAATACCCTAGCGACACCATCCTGGACGACGAAGGAAGTCGCACGCGGCTTTATCAATAAGCTCGTGTTCCTTGCGAACGTCAACAGGACGTATGACTCGCAGTATGAAATTGCCGGAGCGAAAGTCGGTAATACCGTCAATGCCCGACTGCCCCAGCGGTTTACCGTCACGGACGGTCAGGCGCTCCAGCTCCAGAACCTGTATGACCAGACCGTCCCGATCTCGCTGACGAATCAGAAGAACGTGGCGTTCGGCTACTCCAGTCAGCAGGCCACGACCGAACTCGACAACATTCGGTCGCGGTATGTGGACCCCGGTTCTGAAGCCCTCGCGAATGCGGCTGAAGTGCTCGCGTTCAATGCGGTCTATCGGGACATCTACTCGTCTGTCGGCACGCCAGGAACCACGCCCAGCGCGACCCTGACGTATCTCCAGGCGGGTGTGAAACTGACCGACCTCTCGACCCCGCTCAAGGGCCGAGTCGCCGTGTTGGATCCGTTGGCGATGAGCACGCTGGCGAACACCACCAGCTCGCTCTTCAACCCGACTGCCGTCATTGCGGAGAACTACGAAGAGGGCATGTTCGGACGCCGTCAGCTTGGCGTGGATAAGTGGTTGCAGGATCCGGTGCGACCGACGCACACGACAGGTAGCTTCACTGCATCCACCCCGCTGATCAACGGAGCCAGCCAGACCGGCAGCACGATTGCCACGAACGGCTGGGCCTCGGGTGCCACCACACTGAACAAGGGTGATGTCTTTACCATTGCTGGTGTGAACTCGGTCAACCCACTGTCGTATTCGTCCACGGGACGTTTGCAGCAGTTCGTGGTCACCGCCACCACCTCTGACGCAAGTGGTGTCATGGCGACCTTGCCGATTAGCCCGAGCATCATCACCTCTGGTCAGCTCCAGACGGTGGATGCCTCCCCGGCGAATGACGCGGTCATTACCGTCCTGGGCGCAACCGCTGCTGCGGGTGGCACGTTGTCCGCGACCACCAGTCCGCAGTCCTTTCTCTATCACCCCGACGCCTTCGCGTTCGTGATGGCCGACCTGATGAAGCCCGGCGCGGGCGCAGAGTCCACCACGGTGCGTTCCAAGGCACTCGGATTTTCCATTCGCATGGTTGAGCAGTATCAAATCGGCACGGACCAGAATCCCAGCCGGCTCGATATCCTGATCGGCGCAGCGACTATCCAGGCGCGTCTCGCGTCCAGAGTGTGGGGTTAACACCATGGCACTAGCAACAACGACGCTCGCCTCAGCGGTCGCCGTCGATGACACGTCTGTTGTCGTCGCCTCCGCCACCTCGTTCGATGCGGGACGCCTTGTCCTGGTAGACCAAGAAGTCATGCAGGTCGCCCAGAACTACACGTCCGGCACCACGGTCGATGTCCTACGGGGCGTTAACGGGTCTGCCACGGTCTCACACGTCATCACAAGCAATCTGACGCATGGAGACGCGGCCGATTTCTCGACGCCTGCCGCGCAGGAAATCATCGGCTACCAAGCGTCACGGGCGACGGTGGTCCAGAGCATTACGGCCACCGGCACCTTGTCGCTCCCGGCTGCGGGCACGGACCTGCGTGTCATCCTCAACGGGACCAGCGTGATTGCGCTGACCATCCCGGTCCCGACCAAGGACATGGATGGCACCGTCCTGATGATTATCGGGAATGGTGTCGCAGCCCACACACTCACGTTCACGGGAGGACTGTCCGGCGCGGGCACCTCGTATGACGTGATCACGACCAACTCGGCAGCTCCGATTGCCATGCAAGCAGTCGCGGCGAATGGTCTGTGGAACTCGTTTGTGGCGACTCCGATGTCGGGGACGGTCACGAACATCACAGGCGGTGTAGCGTAATAACACGTAGGAGGGGGTTCGCTTTGCACGCGGCCCCCTCCGTTTTTTCACGAGGCATACATGGCGATTGTCCACAACCCTGAGAGCGATTACTCCCGAGAGAACGAACGCTGGAATACCACCAAGCGGCATGGCGGATTCAACGCTGACGGATTTGAAGAGTATCCGTTGATGGTGTTCAAGGCGTTTGAGCGAGACAACGGGAAGGTGATGTGCGGCGATCCCCTCGCGACAGTGGGCGATGCAGACGGAGAAGCATTCTCACGTTCGTGTCAGCTCATTGTGCGAAACGACCAAGAGCGAGAGAAGGCGATAAAAGCCGGATGGTCTATTGGCCCAGACAAGGCTATCGAGAAGTACGAACACGACATGCGCTCGATTGCCGAAGTCACGGCCCAGCGACACTTTGCTGAGCAGGGCAGTAGCGATCTTGCAAAAGCCGAAGCCAAACAGGCGGATGACGCGACCCATCGACAGGTGCCGGAAGTGCCAGAGAAGCGGAAGCGCGGTCGTCCACGCAAAACAGGGGTATAGCACATGGCCCAAGCCAGCGGCACGTACAACAAGTCGGTCGTCATCACGAAGAGCGATACGGTTAACTTCGACGGTTCTACCTATAGCGCCAGTGCCTTGACGAAGGCGATTCCGGCTTCTGCCATCTTCGTGGGTGGAGCCGGCGTGGTCGTCGCGGTTTTTGAAGACGGTAGTATCGCGCCCTTTACGGTACTCGCTGGTGCGGTGCTGCCCTTGAAATGCATTCGGGTGAATAGTACGGACACGACAGCCTCGTTGATGAATGCCTTGTATCAGGTCTAATCATGACCGTCAGCGAACTGATCACCGCAAGCTTGCAAGACCTGCGCGTGCTACAGGTGGGAGAGACTGCATCAGCGAATGACGCGGCCTACGGACTGTCTCGGCTCAACGACTGGATTGACAGTCTCGCGACCGAGGGGCTGACGGTCTATAGCCGTGCGCGGACAATCTGGACACTCTCGACAGCGAGCAGTT